CGGACGGAAACGTCGATCGTAGGTTGCGTCAGTTGGCCGATAAGGTCAAGCATCATGACCGCTTGCTTCAACAGCTTAAGAAGCATGAAGCACTTGCGGGAAGTGCCGATGGGTCTAACAAACCCGTCAACCCGCATGTGGTGAAGCGTTCGGTTGCTGTGCAAGCAACAGAGAAGAAGTCAGCCAAGTCTACGCAGACTGTGGTTGAGCCGCGACCTAAGGAAAAAGAAAAGGAGTTGGAGGTTGTCTGGCAGGAACTGTCGGATAACGAACACGAAGAAGAATGTTCCTTCGACTGCGGCTGTGAGGATGCCTGTTGCCAAACAAGCTCCGCGGCCGCGGTTGTGCCTGATGAAGAAGAGGTGGTGCGTGAGGTTAGCGTCGGAGATACCACTATGACTGTGCGCTACTCTGCTAGTGCTCCGCCTGATGTGGACAAGTTGTGTAACTTTCTTGTTACGCAATTTGGTTATGATAGAGCGACGCTGATGGAGGTGATGTCCGGTGACAACAAGTGTCAACTCGTCACCACTTTGCTTGATGCACTAGAAGCAGGTCTCCGGTCTGATGCGGTCAGTAACCGCAGGATTATTGTGAATCCTCCAACACCTGCCGAGCTTCATGGTGCGGCAAATGAGGACTACCATGCACGTCTTCGCACTGATTTAATTAATGCCTACGACTATAATATGGTTCCACACATAACCATCCAGAAGATGGTGGTCGAGAGCATGGGATTAAAGAGGTACCTTGACCTTTTCGATGGTCCTGAGAAATACCGAGAAGAGGTTCTTACGGATGCTGCTATTGTGCTGTCGCAAAAGACGGCAGAGCGGCATGCTGCGCGGGTTAGAAAAGGCAAGGATCGCGAGGAGGATGTCGGTAAGACGCCCGCGCCTGCCAAGGTCTCGGCTAACAAAGCCAAGGGAAAGGAGGCGGCCCATTCGGAGTGCCCTTCCATTAAAACCTTTCCAACAGGGTTCTGTTATAGCAAGTCGAAAGCTAAGTTGTGCCACTTCATTCATGTGGCTGGCGGCTGTTTGACAACTGCACACCAGGTGAAGGATATTGGCTTTCTGGGGACGGATCCCCAGACGGCCATGCCCTTCGACCCGATGAAGCAAGCTGTACGCCAGGTTGGGAAGGACCTTGTGTGGATTAATCTGGACGTGCTTAGCGTCCCGTCCGTGAAGACTAACTGTTTTGGTGTGTACTCAAATTCATACCCAACGGTTGGTGTGATGGACGCCGTGAATAATACCATGGTGAAAGGACAAATAGACCGCGTTACAGAGGGTACAGACGGATTGGTACTTATGCATAAGCTTTCAACAGAGGCTGGTTGCTGTGGTGCCCCTTGCGTCGATGGACGTGGTTTGATTGTTGGTATTCATCATGCTGATCAGGAAGAACTTGCGATTACTGAGGAGATTCTGCAGTTTTTTCGGGACCCGAGACTCCGGAACAATGCTCCCCGCATTATTCCGGCCCCCGAGGCCAATCCATGGCACACAGTACTCAACGAGTACCCTCCCCGCCCCCTCAGGATCGCCCGCAGGAACAGGTCCAACGACCCACGACTTCAGTCACAGACTCCAGTGGCCGGAGCCGGTGTATGGCAGGGCGCGCGTTCCGCGCGTCCTACCCAGCAGTTCCTTCAACGATGAGCAGGCCTTCGGGTTTGCTCCGTCCCCGTTAGACGCGTTGTCGTTGTACAATGGTGTGGCCAAGTTCGAGCATCCGCAATGCTTTGGGTCACACGCGGAGGCGTTGTTTGCTTTGGAGGTTCTCGAGGCTGTGTTTCCCTTCTTAGAACACCATACACAACTGGCAGAGGATTCGGTTGTTCTGGAGTTGCTGGAAGATAAGAAGCACAAGGCGGCTGGCGATCCATGGCGAATCCAGGGAGCCCACTCGAAGGGTGAGGCACTCAGGAAGTTCGGCCTGTCGCAGCTAGAAGAGTTCTACAGAGGAGATACGTCGGTTATTGGTTCGACCCTCAAGGACGAGCTGAGACCGATAGGAAAGGACGCCCGATTGTTTCGCCCTCAGGATGTGAGTTCTTACATCGAGGGTGCACGTCTTTTTCATTCGCAGAACATGTATTTGACGGAAACTCATAGAAGCCCGGTCTTTTGCAGGTTCGTTGTCCCAGGGCAGGATGTCGTTCAGATGTTTTGTTCTTTACGGCGTCACGGCGGCGAGAACTTCGCTGCTGATGGCGCCCAGTGGGATGCGCATTTCCCGTTGTTCGTGGCCTCGATTTTAGCTGAGTTCCGCATCAGCGGTGGTCTTCCTCGAGATCGCGTTGAGCGGTACTACCAGCAAATGTACTCAGGTTACACGCTGGTGTTTGACGAATTGTTGAATTTGCCAGGACAGCCGTCTGGGCATTTCAACACTTCGGTAGACAACAGCTTGTGCCACATTGTCCTTATGGCCATACATGCGTTTCGTCACCATTTTTCTTTGGAGCAGTTCCTCAGAGAGGTCAAGTACTACTCCTGTGGAGACGATCTTGTGTGGTCCACGCGTTCACCATTGTTCCGTCCCGTAGAGCTGGAGAAAACATACAACTCGCTGTGTGTTTATCTCGAATTCCAGTCGTTCGACTCTTTGCCTGTCGAAGAGCTTGTCTTCGTTGGAGTCAAACTCACGAAGCGAACGTTTGGAGGTCGGGAGTTTGAACTCTTCACTCTTGTGTCGCCACGTAGTTTCGCGTCTCTGCATATCCACAAGCGCAAGACCATCAGGTCGCCTTTGTTAAAACTTGCGAAGTTTGCTTCATTGGCTATTTTATGGTTTTGCGATGTGGATCGGTACAAACTTGCCCGTAACATGTTCGAGCAAGAGTTGGCTCACTGCGTACGTAAAGGCAGTTTGAGTCCTGCTGATCCAGTTGTCGTTGGTCTCTGGGGTGCAACCCAGGAACGACGGCTGCTTCACCAGTACTTAGGCTGGGAGTTCAAGCAGCATGAGGAGTTCTCTGTTAGCTTGAGCTTTGGACCATCATGGAACTCTAGAGGTGGTTTAAGTGAGTCATGTCGCAGACTTTGCGGAATGTCATCGGAGCTGGGAACCCCGTGTTCGGTTCTACTCCGACGGGAGCGGATTGGTGTGTGAAGGCGTTGCATCCGTCAGATCCTATGACGGAGGTGAGAGGGATCCCGGATCAGAGTGCTTTGCCGTCACTCTGTATGAACTATCAGTCAACGTTCACGCTGACTCCACCGAACGGCTCAACAGGATTGTGGCAGTTTGATGCAAGTTTGATTCCCCATCCCGTGTGTTTTATGGCGTATTCTATGACAACTTCACTCGGGCAGCAGAATGGCAACTTGTTCAATTCGCAATTGGAGGGCGCCACGCACGCGACCAAGTATCAGGCTTTTAAGGAGCTTGCACAACGTTGGCGGTTGGCGTACATGTCGGTCACAGTCTATCAAGACGGTCCTGACCTTGCGAACCAGGGTACGCTGGTGGTTGCACAGCCACCGGTGTCTCCGCGCGTTCGCTTCGTCGGTTCACCGAGAG